GCAGCAATTCGACCAAGCCGTCAATGCCCCGCCAGGCGAAATGCCCCGCGAGGATGTGCCGCGAGACGAACAAGGTAAGTTTGCTCCGCGTGAAGCCGAACAGACGATGGTTCAGCAGGCAGAGCAGCCCGCTGAAGAGCCGGTGTGGAAGCGCCCTCCCGCGTCATGGAAAAAGGATTATCACGACGCATGGCAGACTGCCGACGATAGGCTGAAAGAATACGCCTGGACGCGCGAAGAACAGATGAAAGCAGGGATTCAGCCCCTGATGGAAAAAGCAAAGTACGCTGACCAGTACCAAGAAGCAATGAGTCCCTACATGGACACGATCCGTGGTTTAGGGATTGACGGGCCAAAAGCTGTCAAAGCACTAATGGAAGCAGACCATGCTTTGCGTTACAGCGACCCGCAACAGAAGCAACAACTGTTTATGCGGTTAGCTCAGCAATACGGTGTCAACTTCGGTGATGGTAGCCAACTGCAACAACAGGCGGCTATTGATCCGAACATCTCAGCACTTCAGCAGGAACTGAATCGAGTTCGTGGCGAGGTAATGAGTTGGAAAGAGCAACAAGAGCAGGTTCAGAATCAGTCATTGATGGGCGAGATCAACAGTTTCGCACTTAAGGCTGAGCACTTTGAAGAAGCGCGACCGACAATGATTTCGTTGCTGCAAAGCGGTGTGGCGACTACATTGGACGAAGCGTATGAAAAAGCAATACGCCTAGACGACAACCTTTATCAGCAAGTTCAGCAGGGCCGACAAGCCCAAGCTGATAACCAGCAAAAGGTCGTAGCGAATCAAGCTGCGAAGAAAGCTAGAGCGGCAGCGGTTAGTGTCAGAAGCGCCGCACCCGGTGCGACAACGGCTACCAAAGCGCAAGATCGACGATCCATGCTTGCCGAACAATTCGACAACGTAGCGGATCGACTCTAAAAACTGATAGGAGAATATAATGGCTTTCGCCAATAGCTCTATCAGCGATATCATTGCGACCAACATCCAAAGTCGTACTGGTGAACTCGCTGACAACGTAACAAACAACAACGCCTTGTTGCGCCGACTGAAAGAACGCGGGAATGTGCGTACTTTTTCGGGCGGAAACGTGATCCTCCAGGAGATCATGTATAACGACTCGGCTACCAACAACACCAACAGCTATAGCGGCTATGAAGTGTTGAACGTGTCCCAAAACAGCCCGATCTCTGCGGCGCAGTTCTCGATCACTCAGTACGCGTCGGCAGTTTCGATCAGCGGTCTTGAGATGATTCAAAATTCGGGCAAGGAAGCTATAATTGATTTGCTCGATGGCCGTATGGCTGTTGCCGAGGCTCAGATCGCTAACCGTATCAGCGGCGACCTGTACTTGGACGGAACGGGCAACGCAGGTAAGAACCTGACCGGCTTGGGCGCTGCTGTGCCTGATAGCCCGGCCACCGGTACTTACGGCGGTATCGATCGTGCGACCTGGACGTTTTGGCGCTCGGTTGCCTATTCCGGCGTGACTAACGGCGGTGCTGCTGTTACTGCAAGCAACATTCAGCAGTACATGGACAGCGTTGCGGTTCAGTTGATCCGGGGTACGGACAAGCCTGACCTGATCGTGGCTGACAACAACTACTATCGCCTCTACCTGCAATCGCTCCAGTCGATTCAGCGGATTACCGATAGCGGTTCGTCGATGGCCGGTGCAGGCTTTGCCTCGCTGAAATACTTTGGCGCAGGTATGGCTTCGGACGTGGTGCTGGACGGTGGTATCGGTTCTTCCGCTACCGCTAACCATATGTTCTTCTTGAACACCAAGTACCTGATGTTCCGTCCGCACGCTGACCGGAACTTTGTTCCTATCGGTGGCGAGCGCCAGGCCGTCAACCAGGACGCGATTGTGAAATTAATCGGGTGGGCTGGAAACCTCACCTCTAGCGGCCCGCAGTTCTGCGGCGTGCTGATTGCATAAGGAGAAAATAAAATGCCTACTTTCAGCGTAAGTAATCAAGCAGGTATCACCCTGACCAACGTGGATGCAACTTCGCAATTCACTACCGGTACGGTTGTTAACCTGTCCGACGGTGGACAAGCTGTCTATGTCCAAGCTCTGTCTGAAATTAGCACCTATGCGGCTGTCGCAGTCTATGACACCCAAAAGGCGCAGATGATGACCACCACGCTCGCAGCAACTTGCAAGCGTATTGGTTTCGCTCAGACCTCAATCGCTTCCGGCTATTACGGTTGGGTGCAACTTGGCGGCAAGGTGTTGGTTAACCTGGCTGCTAGTGCTGCCCCGAACGTGCCGCTCTACACCACCGCAACTGCTGGCGTGCTGGACGACGCTGTGGTTTCGGGTGGCGCGGTGTTTGGCCTTGTTGCAACGACTTCGATCTCTAACGCGACTGCTGTTACCTGCATTGCAGGCTATCCGCACATCGCTTCGGGCATCGCAGGTACTTAATGAATAAACTGGAAATCTCTGTGCAGGCTGCTGGTACGCCTGACGAAAATTCGGAGTACATCCGCTCTGCGCTTGCGCGGGGACTTCCTGAGCTACAACCCGCTCCTGCTCGGCACGATGGAACACTTGTGCTGGTCGGGAGCGGCCCATCCATGCCTGAGTTCGTTGACGAGATACGTCAGCACCGCGAACAGGGCAGGACGATCTGCGCTATCAAGGGCGCACACGATTTCCTATGCGACAAAGGCATAGAACCTGACTTGTGGGTTGATCTTGATCCACGGGACAGGACTAATTGCATTCAGAAAAAGAACGATCACACAGTCTATATGGTGGCTTCACGCTGCCCGCCTGTGATGTTTGATTGGCTTGCCGACAAGAATGTGCTGCTATGGCACTCTTGGTCGCAGGATGCTGAATGCCAGGCAATAGGTAAAAGGCTTGCAGTAGGCGGTGGGACAACTTCCGGCCTACGGGCTATCAATCTTGGTTACTTGTTAGGTTTTCGCAAGTTCATCCTGTACGGCTATGACAGCTCGATCCGTGAGGATGGGACTAAGCGGTTCACGGGCGAGAAAGCCGGTAAAACCATCGAAATCTATGTTGGCGAAGCGCCGCACCGCAAGAAGTTCATCAGCAACATGGCGATGGCGCAGCAAGCTAACGAGTTTCAACTTGTGTTTACTGTTATGCCGGATATTACGATTGAAGCGCGGGGAGACGGGCTGATACCCGAAATCCTGCGGGTTAGGAGTGCATGGAAGCTCGCAGCGTAACCTGGCTGCATCGCGGTGGTGCTGAAATGGCATCCTACCGACTGAGGGCGCAGATACCCTCTGCATACTGCAACGACGAATCGCGGATTAATGCTACGGGAGCGGATATATCGGTGTTTGCCAAGCCGCATCCTAACGATCTTGAAGTCTTAAGACAAATTAACGCTAGGGGTGCGAAAACGGTGGTCGATATATGCGACGACCATTTCAAGCATCCGCAGCTAGGAGAATTATATGAAGCAATGGCTCGGGAAGCTCATGCAGTTGTGTGTCCGACTGCGGAAATGGCGCGACGAATTCGCATCTATGCGGAAAGGGATGCCCAAGTAATTCCCGATTCATGGGAAAACAGGGGTCAACCGCACGCTGATGGCAACAAGTTTTTGTGGCTTGGGCATCAAAGCAATCTGAAAGAGATATTGCCGTACCACGCAATGCTCAAGAAGTACGATATGACGTACTGCACAGGGCCAAATGATCTGATTGAGTGCGTGCCGTGGTCTACAGCCGCCCAAGAACAGCTATTGCGTGAAAGCAATATTGTTTTGTTGCCAAATGCCGAGGAAACCTACAAAAGCCCCAATCGGTTGATCAATGCAATCATGGCGGGATGCTTTGTAATAGGCAGTAAGATTGTTATAAACAAGGAATTCAGACACTTTTGTTACCTTGGGCCAGTTAAGGGTGGAATTCAGTTCTCCCAGGCTTACAGGCATGAATTGAACGCTTTGGTCAGAGAAGGCCAACGTTACATCCGAATGCACTATTCCCGCGAACAGATTGGAGCGCAATGGAACACGCTATTCGCCTCAATCTAGGGGCAGGTGACAGGCATTGGCCAGGATGGGTTAATGTTGATTGCATTGGGGATCAAGACTTGATCTCGGATGTAACGAAACTTGATCTGCCGGATAACCATGCCGACGAGATTTCAGCAATTCATTTGTTTGAGCATATTGAGCGCACTCAGATTAAACAAACGTTGCTTGAGTGGCTGCGGGTGTTGAAGCCGGGTGGACAGCTATCGCTCGAAATGCCGTGTCTCGACAATGTTATTGCTTTATGGAATGCCGGTTATCGGCACGATGACCTGATCGGTAGGGCATTGTTCGGAATGGCAGAACCGCATACAATGCAGCATAAGTGGTGTTACTCGAAAGCTGAAATCGGTGCGTTATTTGCCGAAGCAGGTTTTCAGAACGTGCAATTTGAAGAACCATTTTTTCACTTGCCACAGCGCGATCTACGCATTGTTGGCATCAAATAAGGAGTAGTCATGGCTATCCCCTCACGAGTTCTCGGCGCTGGCAATTCCCCGTTGTCGGCTCTCTCAATCTGCGGTGACGGTGCTACCGCCCTCGTCGCTACCGGTTCGACTGCTACCGACTCGCTGCAACTGTCGGCTGTGTTTAATGCCATCACGACCTCCTCAGCCTCTACTGGCGTGAAGCTGCCCCCGACTGAAGTGGGCGCAATGGTTGGCGTGTTCAACGGTTCGGGTCAGACGATTGTTGCTTACCCGCCCACCGGTTCGACGATCAACGCTGCTGCTGCAAGCATCACGATTGCTAACGGCAAAGCTGTTTTGTTCTTTGCTACTAGCGCAACGACCTGGGCTTCTGTTACTACTGCCTAATGTCTATTCCGTCGCGGGTTCTTGGCTCAGGCGTAAGTCAGCTCTCGACTGTCTCTATATGTGGAGACGGTTCGACGAGCCTTACTGCTGCGGGAACTACGCGAACGGATGCTTTACAGCTTGTTAAGGTCTACAACAACCTAACGACTGTTGCATCAGGCACAGGGGTATTACTTCCTTCGAGCGAGGAAGGCGAGACAATATGGATCACTAACAGCGGAGCAAATGCGCTCAAAGTTTATCCATACGAAGCGACGACAACGATAGCGGGTGCAAGCTCAGTTAGTGTCCCACCGAATTGCACAGCGATCTTTGATGCGGTTACTAGGGCGGTGTGGGAGTGCTCGCAAGGCTATAACGGGGCATTCCCAAAGCTGAATTACGGTTCGTTTTACGATACGACAACGCAATCGGCAGCGGTTATCAATACTGCCTATGCGATGACGTTTAACACGACTGATTTATCGGTAGGGGTTTCTCGTAGCACTCCGACTTCACGGATATTGATAGCCAATGCAGGTGTCTACAACATTCAGTTTTCGGCGCAGTTGCACAAAACAGCGGGTGCAGTAGGAAATATTTATATTTGGCTAAGAGTTAATGGTTCAGATGTAGCGCAATCAGCAGGAAAAACTGCGGTGCAAGGATCAACAGCAGAATTAATTGCTGCATGGAATTATGTAACAAGTTTTACAGCAGGGCAGTATTTTGAATTAATGTGGTCAGCAGATGACACTCGATGTCAGATTGTAGCAATCGCAGCAAGCAGTCCAGTTCCGGCAATACCCTCCGTTATTTTGACGGTGACGCAAGTCAACAACATTTGATCCCCACAGGAGCAAAATCATGGCACTAGATTCAGATATCAACAATGCAGACTCGCAGCTTTACGTCGAGTTCTACACGTCCGACAAAGACCCCTACAAAGGCAAGCCGTTCATCAAAATCGTAGTGCCAGGTGACAAGACAACGGTGATTGACCAGCCGGTGCGGGATGACCACAAAGAGCGGTTTCCTCGGCAATGGCTGCATTTTCAGATGCAAAGCGGTGATGGCCCGGTTATTGGCACGCCGCTGAAAGATTGGTTTCAAGACCGTCCCGATGAGTTGAACGACAACCAACTGGCTGAGTTGCAGATTTTGAAGTTTCAGACGGTTGAACAAGTTGCAACGGCAAGCGATAATCAGCTTCAACGAATCGGCATGGGCGGTGTGGGATTGCGTGAACGTGCGCGGAATTACCTACTGAACAAGAACCAAAAGGTTTCGAGTGGCGAGTTGGAAGAAACCCGCGCACAGCTTGAAGAACTTAAGGCACAGATGGCGATGCTCTTGGAGCAGCGTAAACCTGGCAGACCGAGGAAAGAGAATGTCAACGACGACCATGCTGGAGTTGGTGCAGCAAACAACTAATGAGCTTGGCGTTGCAACACCGACAAGCGTAGCAGGCAATACTAACCAAGACGTTATCCAAATTCTCGCATTGATGAATGCGAACGGGTACGAGTTTCTTCGTCGCCACGCTTGGCGGGAGTTGACTAAACAATATTCTTTTTACACGCAATACCTTACGACCACCGGCACTTGGACAACCGCGGCCCGCACGATCACGATGGCCTCCACTACGGGCTTGGACACGACCTATCAGGTTCAAGGCACAGGCATCAATCAGAACACCTATATCGTTTCGGTTGACTCAGGTACGCAAGTCACGGTCAATCAAGACTTTGCTGCAAACGCCGCAGGTGCTACGGCTTACTTTCAGAAAATCAAATACTCGCTTCCTTCGGATTACGAAAGCCTTGTTCCGCGCACTATGTGGGACAAATCCAAGCATTGGGAAATGCTAGGCCCTGAGGACGCACAGCAGTGGGAATGGCTGCTGTCGGGTTATATCTCGACTGGCCCGCGTATTCGGTGGCGTTTGCTTGGTGCGTATTTCCAAATATGGCCGGGTATGTCTACGGCTGAATATCTTGGTTTGGAGTACCGCAGCAAAGGATGGGCGGCTGCTGCTGATGGCACAGTCAAGAACTCGTTTACTGCCGACACCGACACTTGTATCTATCCTGATCGGTTGATGGTCAATGCTACTAAGCTAAAGTATTTCGAGGCCAAAGGTTTCGACACTACGGCGATGATGCGTAACTATATGACCGAGTTTGAGGCTGCTAAAGCTCTCGATATGTCGTCTGCCAATCTGTCGCTCGCACCGCGTCCTGGCACAGTCCTGATCGGCTACGACAACATTCCTGACAGCGGCTACGGTACTAACTGATGGCAACAAGCGCACGCCGCCGGATGATGGTTCAAGGCACAGCCGCGCAAGTGGCTTCCTTGCCTGCGCCTATTGGTGGATGGAACGCCCGCGATTCGCTTGCCAACATGGAGGCGACCGACGCTGTGCAGTTGACCAATATGTTCCCTGCTGTGTCGAGCGTCAATCTGCGAGGCGGTTATCAACAATATGCCACGGGCATCACAGGGCAAGTCGAGAGTCTGTTTAACTATTCAGGTGGCGCGTCAGAAAAGCTGTTTGCAGTAGCGGGCGGGAAAATCTACAACGTAACCGCAGGTGGTGCTGTAGGCGCTCCAGTCGTCTCAGGACTGACGAACTCGCGGTGGGAGTATGTCAACGTCAGCACGCCTGGCGGCTCGTTCATGTACTGCGCCAATGGCGTTGATGCGCCTTTGCTCTACAACGGCACGACCTGGACTGCAATCACAGCATCATCATCCCCGGCCATTACGGGCGTGACTACCACGACGCTTGACGATGTGACCCTGTTCAAGAACAGGGTGTGGTTCATTCAAAAGAACACTCTAGTTGCATGGTATTTGCCGACTTCCTCGATAGCGGGTGTGGCTGAGCAGATCGACTTAAGTTCAGTTGCTAGGTTTGGCGGCTATCTTGTCTCAATCGGCACATGGACAATTGACGCAGGCTACGGCGCTGACGACAATTTGGTGTTTGTCACTAGCAATGGCGAGATCATTGCCTATCGCGGTACTGATCCGGCCTCTGCATCGACGTGGGCGCTGATGGGCGTTTGGAAGCTCGGCACGCCTATCGGCAAGCGCTGTATGTTCAAGTATGCAGGCGATCTGCTGATCCTTACTTTGGACGGTTTGTACCCTCTAGCGTCGGCCATTCAAAGCTCACGGCTTGATCCGAGGATTGCGCTATCTGACAAGATTCAAGGAGCGTTCGCTGAAGCTACAAGGACGTATCAAGACAATTTCGGTTGGCAAATTATCTACAACTCGAAAAACAACGCGTTGTTTGTAAATGTGCCGATTGCTGAAGGCTCTCAACAGCAACAGTATGTGATGAACAACATCACGAAGGCGTGGTGTAACTTTACGAACTGGAATGCTAACTGTTGGGAAATATTCTCAGATGACCCATATTTCGGTGGGAATGGTTTTGTAGGCAAAGCCTGGACGTTGGACTATCAAGACAACGCTGCAAACATTCAAGCAATGACGCTGCAAGCATTCAACTACTACGGCTCTCGCGGTGTTAAAAAGTATTTCACCCGCGCAAGACCTAGCATTTTCACTAACGGGCAACCGGCAATCTTTGTTGGCATGAACGTTGATTTCGACGTTGCTGATACGACCGCAGCATTGTCGTTTAGTCCTCAGTCTTATGCGTCTTGGGATTCAGCGTATTGGGATGTTGGTTTGTGGGGATCAGGCGCAACGATTACGAATAACTGGCAAGGCATCACGGGCATAGGTTACTGCGGTGCAATCGCGTTGAAAAGCGCGAGCAAAGGCTTGCAGATCGAATGGGCATCGACGGACATTGTGTATCAGACCGGATGGGCAGGTATATGAAAATCATTACCGAGCCGAAAGAACTTATTGGGCGTTATGTGGCAAGCAAACAAGGGCAAACCGAGGAATGGCGTAACTATTCTGCAATTGGTTTGCTTAACAGCAACGAAGAGTTAGTAGCAGGCGTTGTGTTTGATGGGTACAGGCATCCCAACATTTGTATGCACATTTCTGCGGATCGACTTAGCAGGAATTTCATGGATGCGATTGCTCGGTACGCTTTTGAGCAGTTGCAATGCAAACGAATCACGGGAACGATACTTAAGAGCAACAAAAAGTCGCGGCGGTTTGCTCATCAGTTTGGCGCAAGGCTTGAAGGCGTCATGCGTGATGCACATGAGCAGGGTGATGTGTGTATCTATGGATTGTTGAAAAGCGATGCTGAGAAATGGATTCAGCCTCGGTATACGAAAAAACTGGAGGCGATATGGGTAAAGTAATATCAAGCATTTTAGGGACAGAGTCATCTCCTCAACAACCTGCTCAAATTGATTATGCTGCTCAAGCAAAAGCACAGGGCGCGGCTAACAAAGAGACGGCTATAACTCAAGGTTTTATCAATAACCCGAACGTCTATACGCCCGCAGGTTCTCAACTTGTTACTTTTGACCCGACAACCAATCAGCCGACCGTCAAACAATCGCTAACTCCAACCGCACAAGAAACCTTTGACACGCAGCAACGGGTTCAAAAGCTATTGGCTGGTCTTGGTGAAACTGGTGCAACAACTGCACAAGGTGTTTTAGACAAACCGTTTACTGCTACGGGAACGGCAGCAGGCCCGTTGCAAACAAGAATTGATACTTCTAACTTGGCAGCAATGCCCGTCAATGCAGGCACTACGGGTCAAGCGGCAATTATGGCTAGGCTTGCTCCGCAATTAGAGCGCCGTCAAGCATCATTAGAGAATCAGCTTGCGAATCAAGGCATCACGCCAGGATCAGAGGCTTATCGAACCGCTCAAACGCAAGAAGCGCAGAACCGAAATGATTTGTTGAGTCAAGCTGCATTGTCAGGCATTAGTCTTGATACAGGTTCGCGTGCTCAAGGTTTCAACGAAGCAACTGCATCAATGTCGGCACAAAACGCAGCAGATTTGCAAGAAAGACAAAGACAACTTGCAGAGCGTCAAGGCCCGTTAAACGAAATTACTGGGCTTTTGTCAGGATCGCAGATTCAAATGCCGCAGTTTCAAAGCTATCAACCCGCTCAAGTTGCACCGCCACCGATATTTGCAGCGGCTCAAGCAGCAGGGCAGCAAAACACGCAAAATTACGGCATCAATTCAGCTAATGTGAATGCTTCAAATGCAGGACTTTACAATTTGCTTGGTGCAGCCGGAACGTATGCTGGTATGAAATACGGTTAAAGGTAAAAAATGAACAAGATGATTAGCTTCACCAATCAGCAAAGCCCGCAGCGCATGGCGCAAGCGTTGGAAAATTACGTGCTGCCTGAGCAAAAATTTCAGATGCCGCAAACTCCGTCTGCCGGTGGTGTTTCACCGATGGACGTTGCAACAATGATGGGCAAGAAAAAACCTCAAGTTGGCATGACACAAAATCCGACGATGCCAAATCCGGCTATTGACTACTAGGAATTATGATGGCTGAAAATCAAGCAATAAGTTTTTCGCTACCAAGCCCGTATCAATCTGAGCTGGCTGATATCTCTCGCCGTCAGAAGATGGCAGAGTTGATGCAGCAACAGGCTTTCCAGCCCGCTGAGACTTTTAGCTATAACGGGATTCAGGCTAGGACTTCGCCGCTTACAGGCATTGCTAAAGCCTTGCAAGGCTACATGGCAGCTAAGACGCAGAAAGACCTGATTGGTGAGCAGAAAGCATTGGGCGAAAAAGCGCAAAGAGAAAGCGCATCCGACTTTGCGACATTGTTTGGGCATATGCAAGGGCAAGAAGCAAAGCCCGTTCGTCCACCCGCAACGGCTACTGATGATGAAGGCAACTTCAACGCTATGTTGCCTGCTGTGCCTGCGCGTGCGCGTGGGATGGTTGACCCAAGCATATTGGCTGCATTGCGTGATCCGCAAGCTAAACAACTTGCCATGTCGCAATTGCTTGCACAAATGAAACCGGAAGCGCCTATCAGCGTGAAGCCGGGCGAAATATTGGTTAACCCCAAGACATTCCAACCTGTTTATACCGCTCCAAAAGATGAAGAGTTTGGCACTACTCCGCACTACGAATTGAATGACAAAGGAGTTCCGCAGTCGGTAGTGTATTCAAAAACAGGTGCTCGCAAAGTAATTGGTGATGCTGTGCCACAAAATACATTTAATGCTATGCCACTTGAAAGCAAAGCACGGTTGTATTTTGATATGTGGAAAAATCAAACACTTAGCGCAGATCAACTTGCAAAACTTAGCATTGACAATGCTCAACTTGGCATAGCGGTTCAAAAGTTAATTGATGAGACAGGACAAGGCCCTACCGGTGGTGTGCCGTTACCACGTCAAGGTCAAATTCCCCAAGCATTGATAAACATGCTGCAAGGGAATCCTCCAATTGCGGGTCAGACAATGATGAATCAACCCGCCGCACAGCCTAGCGCACAACTTAGCGCACAGCCTGCTGCAATGCCAATGGGACAACCTGCTGCTCCTGTTCGTGCCCCAGTAGCGCAGACACCTATGCCGCAAGCACCGGCTATGCAAGCACCCGTTATGCCTGCCGGAACAGAACAAAACATTCCGGCAAAATTGCAGCGGGACATTTTGAAAAGTCGACTTGAATCCGAAAGCAAGAAAACCACGTCAATGGAAGGCTTGGGTGATGCTTTAAAGCAAGCAGAAGAAATTCTGACAAGTAAGAAAATAACTCCAACTCAGTCAGGTTTGGGTACGGCAATGGATTCAGCAGCAGCATTTTTTGGCAATGCTCCCGCAGGTGCAGCACAGGCAGATCAACTAAGAGCGATTGCGGGAATTGTTACGGCAAAAATGCCGCGCATGGAAGGGCCGCAATCTGATAGAGATGTCGCGTTGTATCGTGAAATGGCAGGAGACATTGGAAACTCAAACCTACCTGTTTCTCGTCGCGTTGCAGCATTACAAACGGTTCGTGCATTGAATGAAAAGTATATTGGCAAACAAACGCCGAAAACAGGTGAAATATCAGAAGATCAAAAAGCGTTGGAATGGGCAAAATCAAATCCAACTGACCCAAGAGCCAAAGCTATTAGAACAAGGTTAGGACAATAATGGCAACTTTTGATCCTGATGCGTATCTAGCACAGCAGCCTGCATTCGATCCTGATGCTTATTTGGCATCGGTAAAGGAATCGCCTGCTGCTTGGCAAGTGGGAGTCAATGCTGTCAACAAAGGCATGGCTAACACGATTGATATGCTGTTGAATGCACCACAAAACGTGGCAAACCTTGCACGCGCGGGGGTTGGTACTGCTGCAATCGCAGCGGGACGGCCTGATCTTGCGCCTGAAATTCAGCCAACGCCGGATTTGGCTCGCAGAGCTTTTACCGCCCTCGGTGGCATTCGTCCTGAGTTTGAGCCGTCTACTACAGGGCAACGAGTGCTAGACGTTGCAGGACAAGGCGTAGGAGGCGGTGTCATGTCTCCCGCTGCATCGCTAGGTGGAATGGGGCGAAATGTTGCTGTAGGCGGTGTTAGCGGCGCTACTGGGCAAGGTACAACCGAAGCCACAGGAAGCCCGATAGCGGGTATGTTTGCAGGCATGACGACCCCAAGCGTAATGAGCGCTGCGGGCAATCGAGCACAAGCTGCTGTTAATCAAGCAAGAATGCAAGAAGCAGAGCAAGGCTTGCGAAATCAGACGTTGAGGGCAGGTCAAGAAGCGGGATATATGATTCCCCCGTCTACGGTCAATCCGTCAACAGTCAATAAAATCCTTGAAAGCGTTGCGGGTAAAGCAGCAGTAGGTCAAGAAGTTAGCTTACGCAATCAGGAAATCACCAACAGATTGATGCGTCAAGAATTGGGGCTTGCTGAAGGCACGCCAATATCAGAAAAAGCATTGTCTGATTTTCGGGCTAAAGTTTCAAAGCCATATCAGGAAATTGCAGCCATATCGCCATTGGCAAGTAGCACGTTAGAAAAACTAAAAGATGCGCGATTTAAAGCAAAAACACAATGGACTTATTACAACAGAAGCGCCGATCCCGAAGCATTAGACCTAGCAAAACAACTTGATGATAAAGCTGACATGTTAGAAACGGCTTTAGAAAAAATTGCTAGGAGATCAAATCAACCACAGCTAGTTGATGACTTGCGAGAAGCACGAAAGCAGATAGCAAAATCGTACAACATTGAGAACGCGTTAAACATTGGAACTGGCAACATTTCAGCGCCAATCCTTGCGAGGCAAATGGACAAAGGTGCTCCGTTTACTGGCAACCTAGCGACAACAGGTCGGTTTGCAAATGCGTTCCCATCGTCAATGCGTGAAGGTGAAAGAATCCCTACGCCTGGCGTAAGTGCGGGCAATGCTTTGGCTTCCGCATTGCTTGGAACGATTGGCGGCACACAATTAGGGCCTATGGGAACACTAGCGGCTACATTACCTTATGCAAACATTCCGGCGAGGGCGCTAGTAACGTCTCCCGCATATCAAAGGATGATGGCGCAACCTAATTATTCGCCAGGCATGACTAATCGCGCACTTGCTCCTCTCGGTGGCATGAGGCCCGAAGAAGAAGCATTACTAAACGCACTTGCGGCAGCAAGACAACAAGGAGCACAGCAATGAGCTACAACGGAAGCGGTACTTTTCAGATCAATACGGCAGGGCAACCGGTCGTAACGGGTACGGTTATCAGTAGCACAGCGTTTAACTCGCTGACTTCTGACTTGGCAACGGGTCTTAGCACCGCAATCACTAAAGACGGTCAAACGACTGTTACTGCCAATATCCCAATGGCAAACTTTAAGATCACGGGGCTTGGTGCTGCAACTGTC